TTGAATAGTAGTGGCACCGTCTTCAGGAATAGGAGTAGCAAACTCCTGATTCTTTTTATCTATTTGCTCTTCTTCACGAGAAATAGTATAACCAAATAGTTTAATAGCCATTATTTAATCACTCATATAATTAAACAGGAACACTACCTAGCGAAGTAATTGGATTAATTAATTGACTCGCTGGAGTGTTGGAAAATTCAAAATGCTGATATTGAAAAGATACTTGGAAAGAAGATATCTGATCGTTAGTGCCGAAGTCTAAAGGCACCGCACTTATATCAGTCGGAAAAACACCAAACAACTTGTACTGTTTTAAAACTGCCCCGTTTCTATCTAACTGAGATATAAACATATCTGTTTGATATTGTGAAGGCTGTAAAGCACCAGTTTTATTTCTTACATTTTCAATGCCATTCATCCACTGTTCTAAAGCAGTTCTGATAGTGAATTGAGCATCATTTAAAACTGTGCATGCAAAAGGTGAAAACTCTCGATCACCCGCCATTTTAATCAATCTACCTCTGTAATAAACCGGGGTCACACCTATGGTCTGACCCGGTAGTTCTGAAGCAGTTACTAAAAATGGCGCTTTGTTTACTGCACTTCCTCTTGAAACAACATAATTAGGAAATGTTAATTGAACAGCAAATTGATTGGGTCTCGCTCCGCCGTTCGTTAACTCCGCCTTAAATCTGTCTACATTAAATGGGATTGCCATTTTCTTTATACTCCTATTAAGCGCCTACTTCTTCGAACGAGATACCCGATCTTGTAGCGATAAAATTCAACTGAATGAAATTAATCGCTCTTGCAGGTTTGATGAAAATATCTGCAACAAATTCATTGCGATCAATAACCTCAGGTGTGTTATTTGTATCATCGCATATTACTCGGAAATCGGTAATGCCTCGACGACCTTGAACATCTCTTAAGAAAGGTTCAACTAAATTTCTAAACTGTGCTTGTGTAAACGCATCGTTGAACTCGAACAATTGGAACTTGGCTGCAGTCGCAATTGCTTTTTCGAGAACAATAAACAATCTACGAACATTAATTCTATCAAATGCACTTGGTCTAGCTAATAAAGTCTTGTCGCCAAACAATAAAGTTCCTTGACCTGGGAATGTCACTACAGGATTGACGCCTTTCTTGTATAACGTATCTCTGTCTGTCTTTGATGGAGACCATGCTAGTTTAACAACGTTCTTAATAACACCTCTATCGTAACCTGCAGGAGAGAACCATGGATCAGCGATATAATCTGTTCTCGCAGCTAAACCTGCAACATCTCCGTTTAATGGAACATATCTATACTTATCGTTGTAACGGTCGTATTGATACTTCCAACCTGAGTCTAAAACAGCAAACGAAGAGTTAGTCAATGAATCTCTATGTGTTGCAACTTTACTTGCCTGTCCTGTAGTATTAACCACGTCCGTATATGGAGGCGATGCGAATACCATACAGTCTCTTCTTCCCTCAGCTATTGCTATTACATTATTAACTGCAGCAACCGAAGTTGTTGGTCCCATAGGAATTAGAGAAACATCGTACAATTCATCATTTGAGAATAATGAATATCCTTCTAATACGTTCGCTACTGAAACATTATCTCCAGAAGCTCCTTCGGATAAAGTAGATTGACGTACGAAACCTAAACTATTAAAGGTTTTGCCCGATCCAGTCGTTCCCCAATTGGTTGTCCCCGAAGGATGATCCAAAATCCAAATGTATTTAGATTGATTTGCGATTACATCTTTATAATAATTTGTAGATTGGTCTGAATTCTTAGCATCAGATGCCTTAGACACGAATGCAAACTTTTCTAGAACTGATCCAGGAGAACCCGAGAACGTACCTAAGCTATCTATTACAATGATATGTAGTTCGTCGTTTATTCCGTTTCTAAGAGATACGTCTGTCGAAGTAACCGGAGCGGATGGGAATAGTCCTGCATATAACCAGGAATCAAAGCAAGATCCATCTACCATACTTACTAGTAACCCGTTACCTAATGTTCCAGGATACTTAGAGGCAAAGATACCAAAACCAAATCCGCCTGTGCTATGATTTGAAATATAATCTTCGTCGTTTTCAATCAACGGAGTACTATATCCTAGAGTAGAAAATGCAACAGCGCTTCCGTCTGTTCCGGTAATCGTTACATTAGGAGCAGTATTATATCCTAAACCTGGATTTAATAAATTCACTCTGGCTACACCATAACCAATAACTGCTAAAGCTGTAGCATTGCTTGTAATGTATTGAACATCTCCAGCAACAGGAACTATAGTTACATTAGGCGCCGAAGCATAATTTCCGGGAGCAATATCAAGATTAATTGTTGAAACCTCTGCAGCTATTCTTGCAACAGCGGTCGCAGTAGTACCACCTAAGTTGTTATTTCTATTAATTGTTACGTTAGGAGTGAAGAAATATCCCCCTTCTCCTTTATTTAATACGGTAATCTTGTTAACGTAACCATAACCTAGATTAGCAGTCAACACTGCATCTGTACCAGTATTGCCATCTAAACGATTAATTATAATATTCGGTGCGTTGATATAACCATTGCCACTATCTAAAATAGTGAAACCTGTAATTACATTAGCTGTAACAATAGGTCGAACATTCGCATGTCTACCTCCAGGAACAAGAGTTCCTCCGCTAACTACTACATTACATCCGTCTTCAAATGGCCCATAGTTTGTTCCACCATTTGTTATCTGAATATCTCTTAGTTTAAAATGTACTTCTAAGTTAGCGCTTGCTGAAGTAGATTGTTGATTTTGTATTACAACATTGGATAGTAATGAGTAATTATTACCAGATTCGATTACTGTAATTTCTTCCACTCTACCAAAACCTAAGGTTGCAGTTGCTGCAGCTAAACTTCCTGCCCCGCCTGAGAATATAATGTCTGGAGGTTCGCTATAACCAAAACCTGAATTGGTAATTGAAATTGATCTTAGTACTGCATTTGATGTTAGAACTACATTTCCAGTAGCAGTATTTCCGGTAGGCGATGCCCCAAAGGTTACAGTAACGTCTCCTGCATTTGGGAAAACATATGGTGTAGAGGTAACTGTTACGCTTGCAACAGTACCAATAGGTTCAGAAACAGCATTTCTAGCTGCACCCTTATTAATTGCACGAACTACCTGAAGGTTATTCCCATACGACAAAAAGTTTGCTGCAGTGAAGAAAAATCCCGCAGTTGTGTCATTTGGCTTACCAAAAGTTTCTACCAATTTGCCTTCAGAGTCTATGGTAGTAACCTGATTCGCAGGCCCCCATACAAAAGCCCCAGAAAATGCTCCAGCAGTAGTTGCAACTGAAGGAACTACCGTGCTTCTGTCCTCTTCAGTAACTAAAACGCCAGGTGAAAGCTGAAATGCCATCTTCTTCTCCTTGATAATTTTATAGATATATCTCTATAATTGAATTCTATTTATTTATAATTATCAGCATTTAGACTTTTTCCAGCCAATTTAGTATAACTTTATTCATATCTCCTCGACCATCCTGAAACCAAAGATCCCCGTCCTCTATCTCCACCTTAGTTTTTTCTGTAGGACCCTCATCCATTTCCCCAAACGGAGTTAAGTTTTCCTCAATCTGCTTAAACTGTTCCTCGTATAATACTTTTCTTAGATTTGTGTCGGTTAAATCCTTGAAGAATGCTTCGTTGGTAGCCCATGCAAATAAAACTAAGGTCATTACCAGGTCATCGTGATAACCTTCGTCAGCTTTATAGATTCCACGAACTTCTATGAAGGTAGAAATTTCCCCTATAATATCTGGGTCGTGGATTAGAAGCTTGTTACTTTCAACCATGCTCTTAAAAGCAGTACACCCCAGACGCTTAACTAGTTTGGTTGTTCTGACACCAAGCGTTGCGCCAGGGGAAAATCCGCCCGATAAGAATTGACCAGATTTTGAGTTACTACCAACAAAGAATACATTTTCATACTCTAGATCAGAATAAAGAGAATCCGCAACCTGCTGTCCATTATCGTTAATCTCAATCAAACAGTACGCTCTGTTAAAATCTTTGGCTACTTTATGGATAATGTTAGGATATAATAAAGGGCTTATCTTATTGTTTCTATACTTTGCTACGACTTTGTAAGGGTATTTTGTTATATCCATAACTGAGAATGCACAATAATCTCCACCTACGCCCCGTGAGGTGTCTGCCACTAACATATAGATACGCTCCTCTTCAGGCTCCTCATAAACATCAAGTCCTTCATTAGTAAGTATCGGCTGTTTCGCAGACATTCTACCAATGGTATCAGGATTGATAAGTGTGTTAGAAGAACCAAGGAATCTACAAAGTACTTCCTGATTAAACTTAAGCTCACCTAGAATAGCTCGTTGTTCTTCAGCCCATTTTTCGTCACGCCCAGGAATCTCACTATAATGAATAAACATAGGTTTAAATCCATTGAGTCCTTGCTCAGCTTCATTCCAGAATTTCCAAAAATGATTATAACCTAACGGAGTAGATGTCAAAAGAATTTTGGTGGTTTCACCTGCAGAAACAACAGGATAAACCGAAGTAAAGAATTCCTCTGCAACATTATTAGGGATAATAGCAGCTTCGTCAATATATAACCAATTTACAGATTTACCACGAATACCCGAAGAACTTGTTGCTGCAGTAAATATTCTAGATCCGTTTTCTAATTCAATATCACCTTTGTTAAATGTCTTCACTCCTTGTTGCATCCACATGGGCAACATCTCATACATTAACTCATAACGATATAAAACTTCTCTGGCTGCAGCAGATTTGTTAGCTAGAATAGCTACAGTTTTATTTGGCTGAAACAAAGTATACCATAGAATACAGGCGGCGGAAGTAATAGTCTTCCCCTGCTGTCTGCCTTCCATTAGAATAACTCTACGATTGTTTAATATTAAATCTACTTTTCTTTTCTGACATTC